CCCAAAGGTTTTTTGTAAAATCCCTTTCCACCGAATCTCTGTGGGAAGAGTTCGATAAGTGCAGAACCCCGAAAGTAAAAGTTAAATTTCGTAATGAACTAGTGAAACGTGGGTTTTCAAATCAAGAGATATCAGAACATCAAACATCTTGACAGACAAGGTTATTTGTAGTATAATAGTGTCTTAATATTCCGAAGTAGCTCAGTGGTAGAGCAGTTGACTGTTAATCAATTGGTCGTTGGTTCGACCCCAACCTTCGGAGCCATAATGCGAGTGTGGTGGAATTGGTAGACACGCTAGATTTAGGTTCTAGTGTCGCAAGACGTGGAGGTTCAAGTCCTCTCACTCGTACCAATAAATGAAATGGATATATTATGAAACCTGATACTAAGTGGTACCCCGACAATCTTGACTGGTATGTGAAGTGGGCAGCAACTGTCTGCATCATTGTCTCTGTTATGTTTCGACAGGCAGGCCCAGAGTATAGATTTTGGGACTTAGCAGTGGGGGTAGTTGGTACAGGACTATGGGCATGGGTATCAGTGATGTGGGAAGACCGTGCACTGATTATACTTAACGCAGTTATGATGGTAATGCTGGGATCAGCACTTTTGAGGGAATTTTTATGAGTAAGACGATTTATGCACACACTCCACCTTATACTAATGAAACTATAGAGTTTGAGAGATACACGAATGGTGTGTCGATGCAAGCAGCAGTAGAGATCGGAGTAGTTGATTACAAGTTCAATGAAGGCAATTTGATTCAAGAGTTTAAGGAATACATTGACTCTACGTATGATGCCCATTATTGCACTTCCGGTATTCAGTCTAGCGAGGTTATCATTGATCGTGGTCGTGGTATGGGATTCTTTCTCGGTAACGTAGACAAGTACAATGCACGTTATGGTAACAAAGGTGATGTAGATGACCACCGAAAAGATCTTTTGAAAGTATTACATTATGCTTTATTGGGACTATATACACACGATTTGGAAAACTCGTGAGTCCAGTGTTTTACTTAGGATATAGGTCCGAAGAAGATAACAACGGCATTAAGTTGTTGAACAAGGATGAAGATCGAGGAATAGATTTATCCACGTCTCCATTTAAAGAAGGTGACGTTTTTGTTTTGGAATCATCGGATGAAGAACACACGTACTTGAAAAGAATATGGACTGGTAGTTCAGTTGGTTAGAATGCCGGCCTGTCACGCCGGAGGTCGCGGGTTCGAGTCCCGTCCAGTCCGCCACATTAATTTAGGAAGGGGGGTTGACAGACACAACTAATTAGTGTATCATACGTAGTAAATGGAGAGTTGGCAGAGTGGTCGAATGCACCTGACTTGAAATCAGACGAACCGCAAGGTTCCGTAGGTTCGAATCCTACACTCTCCGCCATTACTAACTGATGAGAAACTTATATTATGAATACTAAAATTGTGTTATTGTCATCGTCTATATTTTTAACTGCTTGTGGTTCTGGTGGTTCAGAATCTACACCAGAACCTGTAACCGTCGCACCACCTCCTACTCTATCAGCACTTGAGATTGCTGTTGAAGAACTAAAAGATATGATGAGTACTACATCACCGACAGGTTCTTATGAAGGGTACATCCTTCCTGAGAGTGATGACTTTCTAAACATCCCCCAAGACCCAAGCAACCCAGTTACTGCTGAGAAAGTAGAGTTAGGTAAGTTCCTCTATCACGAGACGGGTATGACATCTTCTGAAAACGAACAGACAGATATGGATAATACGTGGTCCTGTGCTTCTTGTCACAACGGGCAGAATGGTTTCAAGTCTGGAATTCGTCAAGGTATTGGTGAAGGTGGTGTAGGATTTGACCATCGTACGATTGCCGCTGGTATTGACCCTTCTACAGTTGACGTACAACCTCTCACATCACCTACAGTACTGAATACTGCATACCAAGAAGTCATGTTATGGAACGGTCAGTTCGGTAATGTTATCGGTGGTATTGTAAACATAGGTATTGATCCAGAACGACACTTCACCGAAGGAACTCCAAAAGAGGCGAACCTACGTAGTTTTGCCGGTCTAGAAACACAGGCAGTTGCCGGACTTGGTGTTCACCGTATGGGAGTTGATGAAGAAAACTCTATACTTACTAGTAATGAAAAGTATCAGATGATGTTCGAAGCGGCATACGGTACTTCACAACCCAATGATATGTTAGAGGCAGCTGCACTTGCAATTGCCGCATACGAGAGAACCATTCTCGCAAACCAAGCACCGTTCCAAGACTTCTTACGAGGTGATGAGGATGCATTGACACTAGAAGAAGTCGAAGGTGCGAAAGTGTTCTTCGGTAAAGGTAACTGTGCAGGATGTCACAACGGTCCTGCTCTTTCATCACCCGTCGGTTCTCTTGCAAGTGAAGTATTCATGACACTTGGATTCCACGACCTAGACATGTGGGACGATATTATCGGTGAAGTCGGTGAAGGTGTTAGAGAAGGACGTGCCGGATTTACTGGAGATGAAATGGAGAAGTATGCATTTAAAGTACCACCTCTATACAATCTCACAGATACAGAAGTGTTTGGACACGGTGCATCATTCACTAGTGTTGAAGAAGTTGTACGATACAAGGTTGCGGCAATTCCTCAACACCCAGATGTGGAAATTACAGATATAGATTATAGATTCACCCCTCTAGACTTGTCGGAGGAAGAGATAACTAATCTGGTAGCATTCTTAGAGAATAGTTTATATGACCCAGACTTGATGAGATATGTTCCTACAGAGCTGCCCAGTGGTCTCTGTGTAACTAACAATGATGAAGACTCACGTAGAGAATTAGGATGTGAACAATGACACAGAATATAGAAGTAATGACCCTTGCAAAAAAAGCATTTATAGATAGAGCAAAACGTAAGTCATCTAAACAGTCACACTATATAGATGTGCGTATAGAACAGTTGACTTTAGAAAGGGATAATCCCAACAATTCAGAAGAAGACTCTAACTGGTACAGAAGAATCATTCAAGAACTAGAGTGGGTTAAACAACAAGATGGCAAGTAGAAACGATATTACCGGAGATGTGATACAGTCCAAAACGTTATCAAAACAAGGTAGAGATAACTGGGATAATATCTTCGGTAAAGAGAAAAAGACCGTCGAGTCGGTAAAGAAAAAAAAGGTTATAAATAAAGATAAGTAAACACAAGGAAGAAGTAATATCATTATTGGGGGAATAGTATAACGGGATTACTGCGCCCTTGCACGGCGTCGATCGGGGTTCGATTCCCCGTTCCTCCACCAGTTTCCCCACACAGTATGGGGCTCGGTACTACGAGATGAACAATGCGCCAACCATCGCGCACTAACTTGAAAACTGCGATCTCTCAAAACGTGCATGTGAAAATGCCAAGCAGTCAGTTACGGTTCACCGACACATAAAAGTACCCTATAGAGCCCTGTACTTGTGGGGATTCTTATATGACCAATAAATACAAATAAGTCATTTATAAGTATTGACATAATCACCATAATAGTTTATAATACTAGTATTAAATTGATTAGGTTATATTATGTTTAAACATGTCCCTGTAGAATTGAATGAGATGACTGCCGTAACTACGGACACTGGTCGTCAATATGAAACTCCTGAAGGTATTACCTTACCTTCTATCACCACTGTACTCTCTATACTGTCTCGTGATTCCATTGCAAAATGGAGAGCACGTGTCGGTGAGAAAGAAGCAAACCGTATCTCTTATCGTGCATCTACACGTGGTACTGCGGTTCACGAAATCTGTGAACAGTATGTCAACAACGATCCAGACTATGACAAGTACATGGCTATCAACCCTGACAATGGGGAGATGAAAATGACTACACGTACTCCAGATCTAATAGATTCGTTCCTGAAAATCAAGCCAATTCTTGACGAACGTTTGACTGTCGTTCATGCTCAAGAAGCACCACTATACTCCACCCATTTGGGTGTTGCTGGTCGTGTGGATTGCGTAGGTGTCTTCGATGGTAAGTTGTCTATCATTGACTACAAGACTTCCATGAAACCTAAACGTCTCGATTGGATTAAGAATTACTTCATGCAAGAATCTGCATATTCTATTATGTGGGAAGAACGCACGGGTATGCCTATCACCCAACTTGTGACTATTATCTCTGTCGACAACCATGAACCACAGGTGTTTATCGAACATCGTGACAACTGGGTGCGTCCACTAAAAGACACTATTCGGAAATATAATGACGAACAAATCTAATATACACGAAGTTATTAAAGAATCTGCTAACAATGAATTCAACATACCGATATTTACTTATGACGAATGGCAGTCTGTAAAGCAAAGATTCACTACAGAAGGTGAGATTCATCCGGGATTTGATATCATATTCCCTGCGATACGTGATTATATTCATAATAACAAACCACTTATCCCTATCAAACGTCCGACTTATCAGGAAATGTCTAATTCGTTTCATGGTCTGTTAAATTTAAACTCTAGCAAGTGTGTTGATACCACGTGTGATAAAGAGTCTATTCGAAACAAGTTCGATGAAGTGGTCGATGTTGAACATGTAATATCTGCGAGTCATACTTGGAATGATGTTAGCAATCATTTTCAATGTGATAACAGATATACTTGTGGTTGGCACTCGAAGAGATCTAATGCTGAGATATGGGAAGACCCCATGAGCAAAGACTTTCGATCATTGATTATGTACATATGGAGAACATTCAGGGATAGTTTTGATGATATCGATCAGGATAAGTACAGAGCCGCATTTCGATTGAGTGGGTATGTTGCGACTCAGTTCAAACCGTTAGTTGCTAAAACTGTATATGAGCACCACCGAGCAAAGAGAGTTGTTGATATTTCTTGCGGTTGGGGTGATCGTCTAGCAGGATTCTACACTTCAACATGCACCGAAGATTTCTTGGGTTGTGATCCTAATCCACAGTCATATGAGATTTACAAGAAGCAATGCCTTGCATACGAAGATCTTTTGCAAACACCTTTGTTCCCAGTTGATGTGACGTTTGAAGATCACGGTACATGGTTTGAGGTCCGTGGTACTAAACGTGTCAGAATATATAACCTCCCAGCAGAAGATATGGACTGGGATACTATTGTCGAAGATCGATATGATCTAATGTTCACCTCTCCACCATACTTCGGAATAGAACGATATGCCGAAGGTCAAGATGGTGAAGACAACCAGTCTTGGAAAAGATACGGTGAGTACGAGATGTGGAGAGATTCTTTTTACTTCCCAGTACTTGACAACCTATTGAAATTTTGTGATAATGTTCTTGTCAATATAGTTGACCCTGTAGTTAAAGGTAAAAGACACAGGTTGGAAGATGACATGCTCGACCGATATTCTATCCCTAAAGTGTATGGTATGAAAATGAGTAGAAGACCATCTGGTGTGAAGGACTCTGATCATGGAGTCGTCGATGATAAAAAACTCAATTTCATAGAGCCTGTTTATCATATATCTTATAAATAGTTGTTATAACATATCTGGAGAAGAAAATGCAAAAAAAGTTTAAGACATTTATATCTGAAGGTTTCGATTTTGGTGTGAAGGACGAATCTGATTTGCAAGGGTTTGATGCGGCAATCGGTAATGACAAAGCACTTTCTTTGTTTAAGCACCTTAAAAAGGAATATCCCAACGTGGAGTATCCACTGGCACTCAATAGAGGTACTGGTGGTGTGAAGGTGCGTGTGAAGGCATTTGATTTGGATCAGTATAAGGCAGATAAGTTTGATAAAAGACCTTCTGCTAAAATGTTAGATTTGGGTCAGGGGTCTATAAATTCATCGGGTGGTGACATCAAAGGTGATGAGTGGGAAGTTGTGATCTGTGTTTGTTATAACATGAGGTCGAAGAAGGTGAATCTGGAGAAGGCAAAGGAACTCTCTGGTGTCACTGGGTCATATAAGACTAAAATGGACGGAGCACTCGAAGTAGGATTCCAACTAGTAGACAGTGCATTTCCTAATCCTACCGGAATCATGGAACACTTTGGTTCTGGGTCTACCGAGTTAACTGCTGAATGGGACAAGTATTTTATAAAGTTAACCGGAAAGTCTGCTCCTGCACCAACACGAACACCCAAGACCGATATGTATATCGGAAATCAAAGAATTTCTCTGAAGAAGGCCGGTGGATCTCAATTGATGTCCGGTGGTAATGCCGAGTCTCTAGCAACACTTGCCTTTGTTTGGGACGAACTACCAGAATCAATGAAGTCCGTAGAATTTGAAAAGACTTGGAAATCATTAGAAAAAGATATTGAGACTAAGTTTACTAAAGTTAAGTTGGATAAAGGTAAAAGCACAACTGATATTAAGAGAGATATCAAATCTGGAATTAAAAACGAGGTCACTCAAGCAATAAGTGAAGCAATAGTGAATCATACGGGTATGCAGAATGCTGTTCGTACTATCTTTGAAAGTACAGAGGCAAAGAAACTTTTGGTCAAAGAGTCAATGACTGGTCAGAACAAATTTGCCGAATCAAAGGCAATTGCATCACATATCATGGTAATTGATCCAGACTTAGGGAAAGCAAGTTACAAAGTAATTGATGATAAGTTACTTAGTGTTTATGCCAACAATGTGAATTTCCAAATAAACTTTAAAAAGGCAGGTTCTAGTTCAACCCCATATACGAATATGAGAGTGGGTGTTGGTAAGGGTGCTGACATGTTAAGTGACTCTGCAATAGCAGAATATGAACAATATGTCACAGAATCACTTCTAGAAGAAGATTTGGACAGAGAAGTTTTACATGAAGGTCTTATGGGGAAAATAGGACAAGGCATTAAGAGGGTGTTTAAGTCAGTTGTTAAAAGACTATGGAAAAAAGTAAAAAGAGTGGTCTCTAAAAGTTTTGATAAACTTTCACGATTGACTGGAATCAGACCACGAATGAAAAAAGAACCTACAATGAAATGGAGAATATAAATGGCACAATTTAGTGTAGTACGACAAGAAAATTTATTCAACGCAGACCTCCACGAAGTGGTGATGATTGCGGATAAAGACGGTAACATCCTAAACACCTCTGGTGCCGCAAGTAATATTCCAATCGCATCTGGTGATGTTTCGGGTTATTCTCACATCAACAAGTTTGGTGCGACAGATGGTGACATAACCTCTGGGACAGTCTGGGATGGTAACGATGGTAGTGTACCATACCCATACCCTGCTAATGACGTAGTTTCAATCGCATCAACATCTGAGGTCGGTGAGACTGTAGTAGTCGAAGGAACCGATGCGGACTATAATCTACAGAGTGAGGTTATCGCAATTGGCAGTACGGGAACCCTTGTGTTCTCTCGTGTGTTCCGTGCTTACATGTCAACCGTAACAAACACCAATGACATAACAATCAACATGGGTGCTAACCTTGCAGCGAAGATTCTTGCTGGGTTGTCACAGACATTGATGGCCGCCTATACAGTTCCAGCAGGTAAAACTGCTTATTTGTTGGGAGTTCATTTAGGGTCAGATAAAGCATCAACCAACTCACGTATGACTTATCGTTTGTTCTGTCGTGAGATTCTCAATGGTGGTGTGTTCCGAATCAAAGGAAACTTTAACTCTGCTGGTGGACAGAATCTAGATATCGAATATCCTGTACCATTGGTGATTCCTGAGAAGCATGATATTCAGATTGATGCTGTTGCTGGTCAACAGACGCAAGTATCTGCAATGTTCGATTTAATTTTGGTAGATAACGACTAATGGAAAACTTCGCAGACTTCATTACTGAGAGTAAAAATACTCACATGACTCACATTGAGGACAAAGTCCTGTACGGTGGAGTCGATGGTACTCGTCAAGCAATCTTTGCTCTACGTAGTCTGCGAGACATGTTGGCCGGTTCGAGTAAGGGAAAGGTCTCTGTTAAGTGGGACGGTTCGCCTGCGATCTTCTGTGGTCAAGACCCAAGAGACGGTGAGTTCTTCGTTGCAAAGAAAAGTATCTTCAACAAGAACCCAAAGGTCTACAAGACAGACGCCGACATCGACGATGACACATCTGGTGACCTCAATGTCAAGTTGAAGGACGCATTGCGTTATCTCCCAGAGTTGGGTATCAAGGGTGTTATTCAAGGTGACTTCCTGTTCGGCAAAGGTGACGTGTCTACCAAAACGATTGATGGTGAGAAGTACAGTGTGTTTCATCCGAACACCATTGCGTATGCAGTACCGTATGACCAAGCAAAAGAAGTACGTAGTGCTAAGATTGGTATCGTATGGCATACCACATATACTGGAAGTGACTTCGAGTCCATGAAGGCATCATATGGTGTAGATGTTTCTAAACTGAAGAAGTCTAAGAATGTCTGGTCACAGGATGCCATGTTGCGTGATGTCACCAAGGCAACGATGTCTGAGAGAGATACCAAAGAAGTCAATAAACTGCTGACACAGATTGGTACTCTGTTCAAACAAACGTCCGGTACAACTCTACGCACATTAGAGAACACACCTAAACTCGCACAGTCTATTGAGACATATAACAACTCGTTCGTTCGTGCGGGTGCCTTACTCCCAGACTCCAAAAAGCACGTTAAGGGATTGATAAGTAATAGACAAGCATACTACAAAAAAGAGATTGATAGTAAGAAGTCTGAACGTGGTAAAGAGACATGGAGACAGAAATATGCGGATGAGATGGAGTTTTTCTCTGACTCTAACCGTGCAAACCTAGTTAAAATGTTCGAACTGCAAAAATTAATAGTTTTAGTGAAATTAAAACTTATAAATAGTTTAGACAAACTTAAATCGATTGACACTTTCGTGAAAACTTCTAATGGTTACAAAGTGACTGGTGAAGAGGGATACGTTGCAATTGATACGCTTGGTGGTGATGCGGTGAAACTTGTTGACCGTATGGAATTTTCATACAACAACTTTTCATCCGATATATTAAAGGGTTGGGATTCAGCCCGTAGATAATATGGAATAAACCAATAGAGGAATAGATGACTATGTTGTCATTCAAAGATATGTTATCGGAAGTTCTTGACGTAACACAACGTCGTAAACTTGCGATGCGAATGAAAAAGAATAAAGCCCGAATAGCAATCGCACGTAAACGTTCTGAAAGAAAAATGGCCTCTATGGACACTCTGAAGAAACGTGCACGTAGACAAGCACGTACTGCGATGGTGTCTAAGATTACTAAGGGTCAAGATAAGTCGGATATGTCCATATCTCGTAAGAAAGAACTCGAAAAGAGACTGGAACGTCCTGCCATACAATCACGTATAGACCGCCAAGCAAGAAAACTTGTGAAGACAGTTCGTAAACAAGAAATCGAACGTAAAAGAAACAAGTCGAAGGGTGGTGATAAGAAGTGATTAAGAATTTTAGTCAGTATCTTGTTGAAGAAGAACGAGAAGTTTATTTTACTTTCGGTCGTATGAATCCTCCTACGATTGGTCACGGCAAGGTAATGGATGCGTTAGCGAAGAAGTCTGGTAAAGCAGACTATAAAGTATTTGTGTCACAGTCACAGGACGCAAAGAAGAACCCGTTATCGTACTCCGATAAAATCAAACATACTCGTAAGATGTTTCCGAAACATGCACGGAATATCATGGTGGATAAGTCTGTCAAGACCGCTATCAATGCCATGGTCGCACTACATGACCAAGGTTACAAGTCAGTAACTATGGTTGTAGGTGACGACCGCATTACAGAATTCGAAGTACTATTGAAAAAATACAATGGTACTAAAGCAAGACATGGTTTTTATAATTTCAAGAATATCAGAATAGTATCTGCCGGTAAGAGAGATCCAGACGCTACTGGTATTGAAGGCATGTCTGCTTCAAAACAAAGAGAGAACGCATCCAAGAATGATTTCGTTTCTTTCTCACAAGGTGTTCCTAAGTCAATGTCAAATCCAGACACACGTAAGTTATATAACGACGTGCGTAAGGGTATGGGATTAAAGGAAGCCAGTGAATTCCGTAATCACCTAGAACTAGAGACAGTATCCGAAACACGAGAAAAATTCGTGCAAGGAGAGTTGTTCGAGGTTGGGGATATGGTAGTAATCAAAGAAAGTGATGAGGTTGCTACTATATCCGTACTAGGTGCAAACTACGTCATCGTTGAAACCAGTGATGGCAAGAAGATGCGCAAGTGGTTAGAGTCTGTGGAGTTAATCTCCGAAGACGTATCCCAAGGGCAACTCAATGATTTAGAGAAGTTCGGTGACCGTTTGTTGAAGAAGTTTAACATTGACATCGAATTTACACGACACTTCGCAGACCGTATGAACGATAAGAGGAATGACCCTGCTATCAAGGTCACAGAACTCCAACGTCTGTTTAAGAAGATTGCAAAGAATAAGGGCAAAGACGTAAAGAAACACGGAGACGCAGAAGCAGTATTGAAAGATATGCAGTCTGACTTGAATCTCCCTGTTGTGGTGAACTACAAGAACGGTGAGTTCGAAGTAGTGAACAAGACTATCATGCGCAAGAAGAATTTCAAGACAACCAGTCCTGAAATCAAGTACGAGTCACAGGATCCAGATATCAAGGACCGTGAAGGTACTCAACCAGCACGTTACCATGCCGGACTAAAGAAGTCCACCAAGGCAAAACGTGATGCGCACTTCAAGAAACATGGTAAGAAAGCAGACGATGATTCATCTGCATACAAACCAGCTCCAGGTGATGCAACTGCTAAGACCAAACCATCCAAGTACACCAAGTCATTCAAGGACATGTACGACGAAGATTGTTGGGATGGATACAAAGAAGTTGGCATGAAAAAGAAAGGGAACAAGATGGTCCCTAATTGTGTTACAGAAGAAGACGAGTTGTTAGAAAACTGGGCAACCGAACTGATGCATAAGATTGGTTCTAAAACTATCAATAAGAATAAATACACTAAAGTTGCACAGTACATTAAGAAGGAACTGTCTAAGTCTGGTGATGGAAGGTCTCATGAATTCCATGCTGCGAATGCAATTCGTAAGTTTGGGCTTGACATGGACCGAAAAGTACTTGCACAAATGATTGGAGACTTGGCATGATTAATTTTAAGAAATACCTTGACGAAGGTCGTTATTCAGTGTATGATACACTAGATCTAGAAGAAGGCCCAGATGGTATTGCTGCCAAGGCAAAGAAGTCTGGAATATCTCCGGACACGTTACGTAAAGTTTATAACCGTGGGGTTGCGGCATGGAAGACTGGTCATCGGCCAGGAACCACACCACAACAATGGGGACATGCGAGGGTTAACGCCTTCATCGTGAAAAAGAAAAAGGGTGGTCTCAACCACGACAAAGATTTAGCTTAATATTTTTAATAGGAAAAAATAAAATGGGCACAGTTATACAAGCGGGACATATATTTTCTGGAGGGACTATCGTCTCCATACCCCCAGCGGGAGGGGACTCGACATTATACTACTTAGTTTCTTCACACTTACCGTCAGATTACGCAGTCTACCTATATGACAGTTCTGGAAATGAGTTAGTTAGAATTCCAAAACCCAATGATGCTTCAGATTCTTGGGGGAATAATATAGGAACTAACGATACTAAAATTGCGATTACTGATAATGATGGCAATGGAGCTCTTTATATCTATGATATGGACGGTTCAAATATGGTAGAAGTTACAAGTTCTGATGCTTCGGGTAACGATAGATTCGGTTCTCAGTTAGAAATCAATAGTACAAAGATTATTGTTGGTGCACCCTATGCAGGGCCCATTCATCAACAGGGTTCTGTATATGTCTATGATCTAGACGGTACCAATGAAGTTAAAATTACAGCATCTGATGGTGCTTATGGTGACCAATTTAGTACTTGGGGAGGTCTGACTGTCAGTGAGTCTAAGATTTTTGTTGGTTCTGGTAATCATGATAATAAACGAGGTGCTCTTTATATTTATGATATGGACGGATCTAATGAAGTTAAAGTTCAATCATCCGACAATGCCCAAAATGATGAGTTTGGTTACATAGTTGTTGCTTCAGAAACAAAGGTGGTCGCAACAGCGGCCGGTTCTGGTGCTCATGGTGCGGCTTACATATTTGACCATGATGGTACTAACGAAGTAAAAGTTGAACCTTCAGTTGATAGTAGGAATAACGCTTTTGGTGGAGCATCTGCCGCTATTAATGATACTCACGTAGCTATCGCCGACAGAGCCTTTAATGGTCAGAAAGGTGCTATTTACATTTATAATATAGATGGTACCAATGAAGTTAGAATAGAACATCCTTCACATTTTGCCCCATATGATTTTTTCGGGTATAATCTAGCAATGTCTTCAAGCAAAGTCTTTACCTGTCCACCGAATGATGATGATGGGGGATCTAGTACTGGTAATGTTTATGAATATAATTTAGATGGAACCGGAGAAAGAACACTTCCGACTCCATCTACCTTTGCAGCTGGTTCTAGATTTGGACAAGGATTATATATCTATGATAGTAGTCTTGTTCCTTCAGCTCCAACATTCATCGCACCACCATCAACTGGAGGTGGTGCAAAATATTATGTGGTAACGGCATATCAGGGTGATGATGGTGCTTCTGGTGCTGGGGGAGCATATGTATTTGATGCAAATGATCCAACTGCAACACCAACCAAGTTAACTTCTCCAGACCCATACCAAAACCAATTCCTTGGAATGTCCTCCGCGGCCTCTTCGAATCATATAGTTTTGGGTACATGGAGAGATGATGGTGGTAATAGTGGAGACTATGGTAAAGGAGCCGCATATGTCTATGATGCGAATGATCTAACGGCAACACCTACAAAATTAACCGCATTCGATGGACAAGGTGGTGATAGGTTTGGTCGGTCAGTTGCTGCGTCTTCAGATAAAATATACGTGGGTGCACCTGACGTAAATAGTCAGGGAACTTCAACAACGGATGGTGCTGTTTACGTTTATGATGCGAATGATCTATCCGCAACACCAACTAGAATAGATCCATTTGATGCACAAACTTATCCGGGCAAGAGTTTTGGAGTTTCGGTTGATGTGAATTCCGATCATCTATTTGTTGGAGCTTTCTGGGGAACTACCCCAACAGATTCAAAAATGGGTGCCGTTTATGTTTATGATGTAAATGATCTATCTGCAACACCGACCAAACTAACAGCATTTGATGATAACCCAGACGATAATGCCAGATTCGGACAATACTTATCAGCTTCTTCGGATCATCTCGTTGTGGGTTCATATAGAGATCTGGTTGGTTCTGAGATGTCGGGTTCAGCATATGTTTATGATTTAAGTGATCTGTCTGCGCAACCGACTAAAATAGGCCCATTTGATGCTAATTCTAATGACAATTTCGGTGCGTTTGGTTCTATTGCTGTCTCTTCAAGTTATGTTATTGTAGGTTCGAAAGGTGATGATGATGGTGGATCAATGACAGGATCAGTTTATGTCTATGATTTAAATGATCTATCTGCAACACCTACCAAAATAACAGAACCTAGTCCAGAACAATTTGCAGAATTTTCAAAGGTTGCAGTATTATCAGATAAATTAATAATAGGAGCTGGGCAAGGTGGTGGCGTATTCAGCGGAACTGATACGGGCACCGCATATATCTATGATTTAAATGATCTATCTGCTGCACCAACACAGTTGTTAGCAGGTGACGGACAATCCGGTGACATGTTCGGAGAGTCAGTTAGCATTGTACCAACACCATCTACTACTATACCAACATTCATCGCACCATCAACCACATCTAGTACTGTAGCAAATAAAATCTTCATGTTTAATTCAGATTATGCGAGTATTGTCTATACAGGTGCGTGGGGTGTCGATAATAATGGTAGCACTTCTCATGGTGGTCTACTCATGACAGATGCGTCGTTTGCTAATCCAATAACTCTATCTTCTAAGACTCCTCAGTCAGTCGCTGGCGGCGAGGGTAAGGTTGTAAGTATCGATTTCCAAGGAGAGATTAGTGTTTATGACTCCTCTACAGGAGCATTAGAAACGACATTTAATGATACTTTACTTGATAACGCAAAAGCTTCAAGCTTGAACTACCCAGCAAATAGTTGTGTGATAGGAGCAGGGAAAATATTCATCAACTCCCAAGAACACAATCCTAATGGGGTTGGTTCAATAATTGTTGTTGATTTATTAGATCGTAATGTACCATCATTCCTTATTACTCCGGCATTAGGTAACTATAGTCGACTAGGTCATCAAGGCTATGGCAAACTTCAATTTATTGATGGTAAAATTCACGCTGGTACTAATCGGGCACCATATCAGGGTATACATTCCTTTGACCCAGACGGTTCTAATCACACATTCATTCCTACAACCTTTGCGCCTCATAGCATAGTGAAATTTGGTGATAATTATGTAGTAGCCAACGAAGATCATGGGGTAGAAATAATATCTCCGACAGGTCAAGTTCTTCACTCTAAACAGATCGGTATTTATGGATTTGGAAGGGATATTGACGTTACTTCAACAAATAAGTTGGTTGTCAGACGACATATTTCTCAGTATAATCAGGCAGTTCATATATACGACGAAGGATTTACCAATGAAATTATCATTTCTCATGATGATCAACCAAACACTAGTGGAGGAACCACTCCAGTGGATTCTCTATGGTTGTATGAATCTAGAGAAAATAGTGGTGGACTTCAAACCATTAATGGGGATATATTAGTGGCAGCTACTAGAGCATCTTCTGATACAGTTAACGAATCTGGTGCAATATATCGTTATAATGACTCCGGTGTTCTACAGGAAATCTTCTACGGAACGGTTGCCAGTCAAAGACTTGGTACTGATATAACAATAGGGACAGAAACAACTACTTAGGATATTATATGAGTAAGACTAAGAAACCTCGCAACAAGAAGATGTCTCAAGAGAAGAGAGAAAGGTTGCAGACTACTAGTTCCGAAAATAAGCAGTATAACATGACGGGGTCGCAAGGCCCCAGTCTTAAACTAAATAATACAAACCGTGCCGCATCTAAGATGATACGTGGTGCATCAAGAGGAAGTTGAAGTGAAATCGTTTAAAGAATTGAGATTAACCGAAGCCCGACAAATGAAAGACCCTAAGAAGGACTGTATGGTTCACAAGGGTGGTAAAACTATTGTCATTGACAAGTCTAAAGAAAAAGAATACCTGAAGAAAGGTTGGTCTTTGGCCGAGTCTGTCGATCTTGAAGAAGGAAAGATGAAAGAGTTTCATGACTATATTGCCCAAGGTAAATCTGCACAGTGGATTGCTAAGAAGATGGGTCTAGACATGAAGACTGTAAAAGAATTGATGGCAGACATGAAAGAGTCTGTCGAAGAAGGTAAGACTGGTGCCGCACGATTGACC